CTTCTTCGGCCGCTGCCGTGGTTGATAGAGCCATTAGAATGGCTAGGGTTAGGGCTGTTAGTGTTTTCATTTTGCTTTCCTTTTGATTGTATAAAGTGTGCCGTGAATCACATAGCCGCTATCCATGACGCGATGCAGCGTTGATCTATCGACACCCAGGGCCTTGGCCGCGTGGGTGATGTTGTTGCCGTGGCAGTTGTCTATCCATTCGCGAAGGGGTGTTGCGCTTGGGGCGTTCATATCATCCCCCGATTTGCTTCGTACATTGCTCTAACCGCCTTTCGCTCCGTGTTAATGCTAAACCCTGCTAAGTGTGCGGCCTCGTCTAACATGCACTGCAGAGCGTCTACCACGCCGTCATAAGCGTCGTGCCTGACATACTTAACGCCGCCAACCTCTTCACTACCTGACCATGTGATTTCTGTCTGTCCATCGTGAAGGAATATTGATTTTGGAAATTGCTCTTTCATAAATTCCTCTCGTCTCTAATCTCAAGGTCAAAATACTCTGCCATCCTCTGCATTAGCATTATGTCCCTTGCCGTGTGGATGTCTGCAGAAAACCACTGATCAAACCCAAACAGTTCAGCGGCTTCATAATATGAGACTTCACCATCCGGCCCTTTGCGCTCTTTTGTTCTGAGTACAAGGGCGGTAAACGCCGCCATCAGGCGACACCTACTAGGCGGTCTTTTTTAAGCCTACGGGTGTAAACTCCTGACGACTCTTCGATTTTGAAGGTGATGAACTTTGCGGTTTCCTTGGCAATCGCAAGAACCTTTGCAGTGCTTCCGAAGTTCCAAACTGTAATGTCGCCAACTTTTAAGTCTTGCGCCATCTTAGCGGTAGTTGATCCGATGCCTTGAAGTTTGATTGTGCTCATGTTGTTTGCTCCGTTGTGTTGTTGTCTGCCGATGTAGTGATAATAACACACTGTGGATTTAATGCAACAAGGCAGGCACAAAAAAGCCCACAAATCGCGGGCCTTTCTTATACCGTTTAGCTATATCAATCAGCCAAAGCCTTCAATCCGCGCAACTTTGGAGCCGAAGTCGATTTCTGTAATTTCTAGGCACCTGCACTGTACAACCTCCCGCGCAGGCGCACCCAAAGAAGAATCACCAGGGTAGCGCAGTTGATAGCCTCCCACATCAAAAGGCGCATTACCCTGACGCTTCTGCCCGTCTGCCCTAACGTGCGTCTCCCGCGTGCGAGCGTCCCCACTAGAATCCCACTCTCTAGTAACGTCGCCCTCCGCAACATCGCCCGCTTCAGTAGCCTGGCGCAAGGATTCATGGTGCCCGGCTCTCAGTGCGTCGATGGATTCGGTACGGGCTATAACGTCGCCGCGATACTTCACTGTGCGGCTTTGCAGGGATGTGATCATGCGATCAATATTGGCCTTGGTCAGCGGCTTGCCTGAAGCAATAGCCTTACGTACGGAGCGGTCAAAGCGCCTGTCGCGCAGCTTGCGAGTGAGGTAGTTCGGATTAAGCTCTTCCAGCTCGGCTCGGGCGTTCGACACCCACTGAGACTGCCGACTTGTCATGCCGATAAACCCGCCCTCACGCCTGCCGGTGACAAGGTTCTTTCGGCCCACAAGCTCAAGCGCCGATTGCCGGGGGTTGATGCCTTCAGACAGACTGGCCGTTAGCCGCTGTCTGACCATCTCTTTCTGATCTTGCGTGATCTCGACAATCAGACTAGACGAATTCTCACGCAACCACTGTTCCGCGCGCGGGTTGCGCACGTTAAAGGCAAACATGAATGACACTTCACCAGCAGGGTCAGGGATGCGCCCCACCTGCTTTGCCCCTGTATCCCCGCCCTTGCGGTATGCGTTCTGTATAGCTTGCTCTATCGAATTGAACGATGATTCGTTGATGCCTATTGCTGTCAAAACGCCGTCAATATCGCCCGCTTCAATACGTTCAGACAGCTCCTTAATCACAGCGCTGTTTTTTATGTTAGCAACAGACTCAGAAAACGCCTTCCGAAACGCAGCCTCTTCCTCTTTGCTGATGCGGTTCAGGTTGACGGATGCCATTAGGTAGACAGCTCGATTTCGTACAGCACGGCAACGCCTGCCGGTGCCAGGGCGCGTACTTCGGTGATGACCAGCCAGTCGCTGCTATCTGAAGCCTCACTGGCCGTAATGCCTACCGCTATCTCATCGGATTTCTTCGGCACGAATCCTGGCTTTGACGCAGTCGTCAAAGTGCGCTTTACCATATCGACGTAAGTGCCATCAGCAGACCTGACGCGCCGGTTTTCTTCGATCACGCGGATGGTGGTATAAGCTGACGTGGTAGTGGGCTCCCATGGATCACCGCCGGTTGATGACTGACGGCGAATGGTTGCCGGATAGCCTGCATCGGTGGAGGCGACTGACTTGATGGCCTCGTCTACTTCAGCCGCGATTGCTGTCCAGTTTTCCATTAGGACACAATCAACGCGGCGGGCAGATATGAATCCGCCGGCGTCAATAGCGGCGCAAGAATATTGTCAATTACGGTTGATACCGGAGATGACGAGCGGTCGCCCTTACTGCTTCCAATGTATTTCCATTCTATCGACTGAACTTTCGTTAAGACTTTCTTATCAGCCTCGGTAAAGGTCTTAGAGAAAAAGCCCGGTGTCTGTAGCTCAATCAAAGCCGCTTCATACGATGCACTTACCACGCGCACAGGCACAGCAGCGTCATCAATCGAATTGCCGAAACGGTCAGCCGCACTCTTTCGCGGCCATGAGCGCTCCTGATCTACGCCGCCGGTGGGCTCTCCGGGCCAGCGCTGGTAATAGTGGCCATCCAGATAAACGGAACCACGCAAGCGGGCCGCAGCTACGGTGCCGGCGGGTATGTCATACCCGTTAGCCGCTGCATAGTCCTCAAAGCCGATGTCTGTTCCGTAGCCTGGCATGGGTTACTCCTTGGTGGACTTGGACTCTGGCTTACTCATCTTTGGCTTTCCTGCCAGCGTAATCACTACACCAAGCGCCGCGTAGTCTTCGATCTGCTCACTGTTGAATTCTTGCGGATTTTCCACGTTTGCGGATTTGCCGGCCTTCACAACTTCGCTGCCACCATAGACCTTAATGGCCTTGTCGCGCCCGGAGTTGTTTTCGATTTTGTAGGTTGGCATGGTCGCCTCCTGATACTGAAAAAACGAGGGCCGAAGCCCCCGCGTTGATTAGCTTGATACGCCTTTGCGCAGTACCTCAGGACGCTGTACCAGATACAGCGGATAGCTGTAGATCTCGCCACGAGTCCATGCTTGGCGGTCACGGTCAGGGATGTTAATCCCGTAAGTGTCCATGCCCAGGGTGTTAACGTATGGCCCGAACTCAGCCGGTGCCATCGCTTTCTTGAAGACGCCGCTTGCGCCGACGGGGAAGAACTTCGCTTCGGTTGCAGCAATCGCCACGCTCGAGCCGTCATCAGTGCCACGGTAGTTGTGGAACGTGATGCCGCCGTAGGTGAACGCATTGAATGCCGCGCCTTGTCGAAGATCAGCAGCAGCTGCCCATCCCTCGAACGTCTTCCGCACCTGATCATGATTGATCAGCAGGTCGTAGAACGTATCGCCTACGAGAGCATGCACCTGAGTTGCCGGTGTGAAAGCGCCCTTGGAAGATCGAGCCATTGCGCGAACAACCGCAGCACACTTGCCGCGAACGTCGGTTGTAGCAGTGGTCAGTGCGAAGTTAACCGCAGCCGCTTCAGTCACGCCAAACTTGTCAAAGTAATCATAGATTACGCTTGTGCCGTCTGCGTCCAGAAGCTTGCCTTGCAACGCGCCTAGTCGGTGATACTCGTGCGTCAATTCCGTGTCTGCACGTACGCGCGCCATACGCCGCAGGTACTCGCCCTGCACTTGCTCAAGCTCAGTCTCGGAACCGAAAGCACGGATACCCTGAATTTCTTCAGCATAGAGCGTGAAGCCCTTGGCTAGTCGAGTGGTCTTGAGTGGCACAGCATCGCGGTCATTACCGGCAAGCTCAGAAGGCGCGGAGCCAGTCGGGCTTGTTGGGATGAGTGTCAGTACGCCATCGCGGCGATCCACGAACACGGTACGAGTGCGGACAGGCATGGGCTCGAAAATGCCCAGCTCACCCAGCAATTGGGGCTGGTAGTCCAGCTTGTTCACAACGCCCGACAAGGACGTCATGGAAAAAGCACTGTTATTGAAAATGTCCATTGAAGCCATGAGAGGTTTCCTTTATCGAACGATGATGCCAAGGGCCTTTAGGGCCAAATTGGATGCGGTGATTTGTGCAGCATCTGCCCCGACTTCATACGTCAGTTCAGAGCCGTTAACTTCGGCGTCACGCGCCATGGAAACAGAAGCGTTATCAACTCCTGAGCCGGTCGTGTTAGCCAGGGTTTCGTAAAGCACACCGGCTTCGTCTTCTGAGCCGTCGGTAGCACCGGCAGCGTGACGAACGTACTTGCCGCTTGCAGTGATCTTGCCGAGAATGGTGCCGGCTGCATAGGTTGTGCTTGCTGGCACGGTGACGGTGACATCATCGCGCGAGCGGTAGCCGTTAGACTCACTTACGATAAACGACGCGTTGGATTGAATTTTGGTTAAAGTCGCCATGATTTACGCTTCCTTCTTCATTTTGACACCGGCAGACTTAAAGGCTGAATCGTTCCAGCCGCCTGCGCCGTCTGTAGATTTAACGCCGCCGATATGTCGCAACGAGTCAGTAACAGTTTCGGAATCTTCAGTGAGGATGTCGAAGCGAGCGTCGATATACGCATCTGACTTGTCCTTGATAGCCGCGTCGCCCAGCTTTGCTGCAACGGTGGCTTTGCGGATACCTGCATCGCTAACGCCGGTTGTGTCGAGGTCTTTAGCGATGAGCTTGGCCTTGCCGATCAGTTCAGCGCGATCCTGAACCCGCTTATCAAGTGCGGCCTCGTCCATAACCTTGCCTTTCAGGTCGTCAATTTCGGCTTGAAGTTTAGCGGCTGCCTTGTCCTTTTCGGCCATGTCGGTAACGGCTTTTGCTTCGGCGGCAACGGTCTTCTTCTGCGCGTCTGCAACGGCGGTTTGTAGTTTATCAATGGCTAGAGCGCCCTCATCGGTGATAGTCACCGAAAGGCCGTCCACAACCACGGTTCTGAGTTTGTCAGTCATACTGTGTGTCCTGTCATCTGTACTGCGGGTTGTAGGGCGAGCGCCCCAGTGATTCGCACTGTCGCCAATGCGGAATTCTTGATTGGCCCTGCCTTGATCGACAAGGGCAAGGTGATTAACGCGGATGTTTCGCTGGATAGCGTCGTACTGTTCGCCGCTGTCCGTGAATCCACTGCTCCATTCGATGTCAGCTTTATAGCCGAGAGAAAGCTCTCGCTTTCCGGCTTCGTAATCCTTGATTGCAGCGCTATCCATCATAACCAGAGGGACGCGCACAAACTCCCCGTCCTTCGTAATCTCGTCGCCCATTTGCCCGATTGCGTCACGCTTCCATGTATCAGCTGAAACGCCGTCAGCAGGGTGATCGTTTGTCATTGGCTTGTGCGCAACGCTGGTCATCGCGTCTTTTGAAAACACCTCAGAGGCCGGGCGATAAACCCGAACAAATGGCATTTCGGGCTTTTCCATTTCGTCGCCAGTATAGAGCTGGATGTTATTGGCTCTACCTACACGGGCAACAGCAACAAGATAGCCGTCCGCAGTACGCTTAGCACTGCCCTCATCAACCGAAACTTTGTCTATAAGTTGCATTACACATCCTCCAGCGGGTCAGGCGGCTCTTGTTCAGATACCCCCCCGAATTCTAGCATTGCGGCTTCAAGGCCCGGCAAGTCGCCCGCCTCTATAAACGAGTTAATCAGGCTATCCGATAGCGCTTCAATGGGTATCAGTGGGGCTGTGCTTATGCCGTCACCAGCCAAAACCCTGGCGGCGTCGGCTTTTGTCTTGAATATGTCGGCCTTCTCTTTCTCACTCATCTGCCACAACGGGTTGAACTTGAACCAGCAATCATCAGGGCGGCTGCCCAAAGCAGACCGAACAACCACATTGAGCAGCTTTTCCAGTGGCTCACGTAAGGTAAGCTCCTGTTCAGCGCCGATGCGGTTGTAATAGTTCTTTTCATCGCCTTCGCCCGTGGAATTCATACCACTGGGGGCTTGGCCGAGAAACCGGCTGGCGGGAATGTCCGCAGCACCAGACACGATCTGTAGCTGTAGGCGCTGAACTTCGGGCAGTTGAGAAAAGTTGATGGTCTTCTGAGTGTATTCGTCTTCTTTGTCCAGTACCACGGCGTTCACCGTGGATTTCATACTTTGGACTAGGCTGAATCGTTCTATAACAGCATCTTTATAAGCCTGTGACTCCATGCCGCGCATAAAGCCGTCAATTTTGAACACGTCCACCTTGGCTTCTTGCACCAGTGCGGCAATGCCTTGTTGCCCAGCAGTGGCGTCTTTAATAGCAATCTCGATAGCGTCAAGTATGCTATCACCCCATCGGTCTACAAGGACTTCCCAGTCTGTCGGGAGGTCAGCGCCGATGAAGCGTATAACGCGTGATGGATGAATGCGTACAGTGCCCCCGGCAGCACCTACCAGGTCGTAATACGTGGGCTCCATATAGGTCGGTGACATCGGGTCATAATCAAGCAGGCCGCTCGTCATGTGGTAGCGATCCATAACCTTGAGGAATGCAACGCCGCCCTTGCCAACTGTATTCGGCTTCAGCGGCTCTGCGTGACTGTCTGAGCCGTCGCTAATAAGGATGGCTGAACCGCCGTATAGTCTGGCTTGTTTTATTGCGTTGAAAACCTTACTTAGGACGCCAAGGCGCTTCTCTTCAGCCTCAATTGCGGTGATCTGCTCTTTCTTGCACTGCCAGGACCATCCCTCACGCATCATATCGAAGGCGGGAATATCAACGGCTTTACGGCACATCCAGTTTGAACGGTACGCGGCCTCTACCTGCTGGCGATCCAGAGGCTGAAAGTTCCAACTGCCGTGCGCGGCTTTGTCACGGTCGCTGCCTAGTCCAGACACAGCGTTTACAAGGCCGCGTGATACGTCTGCGAAAAAGTTGCTCAAGAGTATACCGCCATCATGTCATAGCCTTGATTTCGGATTAAGGGGGCTAGAGCGTATCTTACCGCGTCCCATCTGTGATTGTTATCATCCCCTATTTTGGGAAGTATATCACCTGTTCGCTTGTCTGTCTTGTAACTGTAAAGACGGGCCTCTTCTTGCATATCTTTACATCGAGTATGGATAACGATTTCATCAAAGGTTTTGATAAACTCAACTCCATCCTCAACGCTTCCGGGCCATTTTTCCACCCCGGTAATTTTTGGCAGGCCGTGGCGCTTTAAATAGCTTATTGATTCTGGCCTTGCGCTGTCTGCCCTCATAGCGTAATTAAAAACCATCGGGTCGGCGTCTATAAAATAATTGGCCGTGTCGTCTAGT